CGTGCCTTGTCCCATGGTCGCTTGGCCCAGGCCGAAGGCCGGGTTGAGTCCGCGGGCGAAGGGGTCGAGGGCGCCGTAGCCTTCGGCCAGGGTGATCCGGCGGCCGCGGCGGGCCAGGTCGAGCTGGTTGGCACCGAGGGCGAATTGACGGCGCTGGTCGAGACGCTGCTGCGACATGGCGTCGCGGTTGAGGATCTCCGCGGCCGACGATCCGGCGCTGGTGCCGAGACCGCGGGCGGCGAAGGCGCCGCGGGCGGATTGTTGCGCCGCACGTTCCTGCTCCGGCGAGAGGGATCGTCCGAGCATCAGCTCCTCTTGAGCCTGACGCTGGATCTCCGCCTCGATGGCGCTGGGGGCGCTGGCCGCTTGCAGCTCCTGGTCCATCACGCCACGGGTCCGGGCGAGGTATTGATTGTCCAACTCCCCGGCCACCTGACGGGCCGTGCCGAGCTGCATGGCCGTCATCTTGGGATACAGACGCTCGAGCGAACGCTCCTGCTCCTGCATCTGTTGGATGGCCGACCGCGTCGCCGCGGCATACATGCGATCGTAATCGATTGGTGTCGGCGCCGGCGGTGCCGGCGGCGGTGCTGGTGCTGATGATTTTCCTCCCATAATGTTATCTCCTTACTTTCTTAGTTAGTTGTTCCCACAAATATACCCGCGGCTCAAAGCTCCCCCTGCGGCACCATGCCACATAGGTCTGCGGATGCGGCGCCACGCGCAGACACTCCCGCACAGGGTTTGTGCCAGCAGCGCCAGCAGCCAGAGTGACGAACCAGCAGTTAGGCTCGCCGCTTTCAAAGCACTTCTCCTCCGCGTTCCACCGCAACTCCGAGGCCAGCAGAAAGACTTCTGGTGTGGCGTGGACTAAGCCGGACGACAGATGCTCGCCGACAAGCTCCCAGAAGTCTTGCGTTGCGTGGTTGTCCCACCAGTGTTTTGCGCTTTGCCATGGGGTCATCGGTTAGCTAATGACTGGAATCCAATAGACTTCAACGGTTTCATATCCGTAGACCGTTCCGCCAATAATGTTCCCAGCTACGGCGCCATTTTCGATCTTGTAATAAATGTCTTTTGGGATCGGAATTAGCCCTGAGCTTGCGGCTTTTGTGTTGCTGTTAATGTCATCTCCCGAGCGCCACACCATTGAATTAGGCGAGCTGGTTGCGCCAACATACACGGCAATGCCATTCATGAATGACCCCGTGACGTGAACCATCAAATAGCCATCAGACGCCGCTTGATAGACTGTTCCTGACGAGTAAGTGATGGTCGTTATTGCACCATAGTTCGGAAACGTAACCTTCGCCGCCAGCTTTGCCGCGCTCACAGCACCATCCGCAATACGCGCAATCGGCAGCGTGCCGGTCGTGAGCTTGCTGGCGTCGATTCCGCTGGCGAGCTTGGCGTTAGTCACGTTCGCGTCCAAGATTTTGCTGGTCGTAACTTCATTGTCCGCGACAACGACAGTCGGCGCGGCGGTTGAGTTGAGTTTGGTCGGGGTCACGGTCTCGCCTGAGACCCAGTTGTAAGATGCGGTTACGGTTGCCATGAGTTTGTTCCTTAGTTGTTAAGCTGCGTTCCTTGTCTCAGTCGGCGGGTTGGATGGGCCGGCGGCTTCGATAGAGACATTGCGGATTTCCGGCCGGTTGGCCGTGGTTAGAAATTCCAGTTCGCAGTAGTGCGCTTTCTGCCGGATCGGCTGCTTGAGCGTGTAGTCTTCCGCGAGGCCGGACGTGTTGGTCTGCCCCGGCACCAGCGTGATCGTGGCGTCGGGGTTGATCGTGATGGCTTTGACCGTGACCGATCCGGTGTTGGGTAAGACGACATCGGCGAGGCTGCGGACGAACCGTTTCGTTGACATGCTGCCCATGCCATAGCGCCGGGTGACAATGCGGCCGGGGACTGGCGTGATGACATCGGCCTGCACGTCGGGCGACTGGTCGCCTTCCTCGATCTCGTCGAGGAGCATGAGGCGACCGGCCTTGTTGCTGACAAAGAGGCGGCGCTCGTTGGCGCGGGTTGCCACTACGAAGTCATCCACGCCGAAGCCGTAGATGTCGCGGGTTTCCCACTGGTCATTCAAGGCATTGTATAAAAACACGCCGTTGTTGTTGTCGGCACCGGCGAGCGGGACGGCGAGGTAGTAGCGGTTGCTATACCAAAGCCCGACCGAGTTCTTGAGCAGGGTGGCGTTGAGGTCGTCGAGCTGGTTGGCGATGGGGTCGCTGAGAGGCTTGGTGTCGCCGCGCAGCTTCAAGTCGAGGCGGCTGTCCAAGCGGTAGACACCGGAGTCACTGAGAAAATAGACAAACTGCCCTGCCGTGGCGATGGAGCGGCGGGCGGCGCAGCCGACCTCATCGGTGAGGAGCGTGAGCTTACTGAGAGCGGTGTCGATGGCCGTGCTGGCGCCGTCCACGCTGGCGAATTGGTTGACCTCCGCAAGCCAGATGCTCTTGCGGCAGAAGACGAGGAAGCTGTTCTCCACCCACGGATGCACCGCGACAACGAAGTCATTGCTGCCCGCACCGGCGCGGAAGCTCTGCCAGTAAGGATCGTAGGTGTTGGCGTCCAAGATATCGCTGATGAGCACGTTGTTCTTACCGTCAGGAAGCACCAGCCGGTTGTTGACGTAGGTGCCCCAAGGCGTCGAACGCATGGTTTTGAAGGTCGCCGACATTCCGGCGGGCACGCCTGCGGGGCTGCGGACAAAGGATGTCGTGACGCCGTCCCAATAAAGCGGCGCCTTCACGCGGCGGATGGTGCGGCCGCTGGTCGTGGCGTCGGTCGCGGTGCCGCTTGGCACAGTGATCGTGAAAGAGTTCGTTGAGGACGTGGCGATGTCGTATTCCACGCCGTCAAAGGCAGCGACATTGCTCCCCTCGATGCGCACGCGAGCACCGGCGGGGAATCCGTGGCCGGTCAGGTTCACGGTCGCCGTGGTGCCGCTCACCGTGATGCCGCCGGTGGTCACGTTCTTGATGACCCAACCGGGACGCGAGGCGTCGGCTTCGCGGAAGAGGTAGAGGCGGTCGTTGGCCTGCACCATGGAAACCGTGTCGGTCGGCTCAATCACCTCGTCCGGCGATGTCGGGTAGCCCAGCTCCTGCGGGAGCACGCTGATGACGATGGTGTCGCCGTTCTCGTCTACGATCTCCTCGCTGCCCTGCGACACAGCAGTAACCAGAAAGCCGCCCGCCCAGACACCGGCGAAGGATTGGTTGTCGTCAAGGAGGATGGTGTAAGCGCGGTCGCCGCCCGCCAGCACAACGATCTCGGCAGACTGCACCTGATCCGGTGAGCGGTAGACGCTGGCCGCAAAGATGCCGCCGCTGTAGACGCTCTGCACGACCGGCGCGTTGGGCGCAGGATTCAGCACAAAGGGCACCGTGAGCGGCGAGCTGGCCACGCTGATAGCGTCCGCCATGCGCTTGGCGCCCTTGCGCGTTACCGCCACACCGCGATCCAGCCGCATGTTCTCCGAGAGCTGAAGCATGCCAGCAGGCAGCGCAACCGGATTGATCCGGCTGGCATAACCAGCGAATCCGGCGTCACCGTCGCGGAGGATGGGGCTTTCTAGGGGCATTTAGATGTTAGCCCTCATACATGATGTTGACCTCACCGGCGTCGAAGGTGTCGGTGCCGTTGACGGTGGTGAGGCGGATGCGGTCGAGAGAATCGGAGAGAGTTTTTGATCCACCTCCATATTGACTGCCGCCATTGTCCGTTGTGCTGATTACATGACTTGCAACCCAAATGTTTCCAGAAACATTTGTGATGACGACATGGCCGCTGCGAATATGGCTTGCCAGCGGCCCATCCAACACGAAACCCGCGACAGATGTTGTTACATTGCAAGAATTAGCTCCGAACACATTTGCAGACGAACTTGCATATCCTGTTGCTTCGATTCCCCCGCTGTCACCAAGGCGGACGAGAACCAAGCTGGTTCCATTTGTGCTAACCCCATTCAGCATGACCGTAATCCGCTTCGCCCAAGACGGAATGCCGGTAAAGTCGATTGCGGTTCCGCTGGTAGCGTTTTGAGCGGTGGCCAAGGTAAGTGGGCGAGCCAGCGTAGTGACACCGGCATTACTCACCGTCACATCCCCAGTCAGCGCCGTAGCTGTCGGCACATTGCTGGCGTTGCCGAGGAGCACGCGGCCTGCGGTGATGTTGGCCAGCTTTGTGTGGGCGATGGCGGCCGCCGCATCAATATCCGCATTGACCAGTCCGCCGCGCACAACGGAGGCGGCGACACGCTTGGTCAGTCCGCTTTGCTCGATGACGAACTCGTCGCCGGATGCGAGGGTGGTTGCTTGTGTTAGTTGTCCGATTGTTTTGGCCATAGGATTGGAGGTGCGAAGGTGGGAAGGTAAAAGGTGGGAAGGTTAGTTGAGCGCGGCTTTGAGGCGGGTCTTGAATCGGGCGGCGTCGCCGGGGGAGATGTCGGTTTTGCGGGTTGGGGCGACTTGTTGGTGGGTGAGGATGAGGTTTAGCGGGATGTTCCACTTGCGCATGCGGGGGACCAGGTATTCGAGGGCGCTGTTCATGGCGGCTTCGCCGAGGGGGTCTTCGTAGGTGTTGCCTTCCCAGGCGACGCCGAGGCTCCAACTATTCAGGTCGGGGCGGCCGTGCCAGTTGCTGCGGCCGGCGTGCCAGCAGCGGTCGGTGTCGCTTCCGAAGACGGTGCGGCGGCCGTCTCTGGCGATGAGGACGTGGTAGCTCACTTTAGCGGCGG